GAATCAGCATTTATTCATAAGATCGGGCATTTATAAGAATATAAGTCTATAAGATCGGGCATTTATAAGATATTAAAAGCATTTATAAGATATCATATAATCATATAACATCACTATAATATATTTTTACTCACATTACCGCTTAAAGTAACAAAAAATACACATCTGATACATAATAGTACTCTGCATTATTTTGACCATCATGAGAGGTATCATTTACCTGATCATTAACAAAGAAAACGGATTCAAATATGTGGGTAAAACTGCCTTAATGATGAATAAAGAATGGCAGGCACATATAGAGGCATCGAAGAAGATGTCAAAGGAACCTCTACATAGAGCATTTCGTAAGTTCGGTATTCATAAGTTTATCATACGTGAATTAGATGAATGTCACGTAAATCAATTAGATGAGAGAAAAGAATTCTGGATTAATAAGTATCAACCAGAATATAATCCAAGAGAAAAGATCAAGCCAGAACCTAAACCAAGACCAATTTCTAGAAGTCCTTGGGGTATCACCATTAAGGAAGAACACAGAGGTAATGGTAAACACTCAGGTCTAAGAATAGAAGGTACAAACGTAGAGACTGGTGAAGTGAGAGTATGGAATACAGTAAGAGAAGCAGCAGCAGAAGTCACAGGTGATGTTAGAAAGAATTCCAACATATTAGTCACTGCAAAAAGAAATGGTAAATGTTATGGGTATAGATGGAAACTATTAGAATACAAAAGTAAGAAGAAAGCAATATATGGAATTGATAAAAAAACAAATGAGAAAGGTCCAGAATATGAGAGTATGGATGCTGCTTGTAGAGAACTAGGTAATGGATGTGCAGGTACTGCTCTTAGAAAAAGTTTAGACCATCCTGGACGTTATAGTTGGAAAGGTTATTATTGGTATTATAACTAACTGATATTATTCTTGTTTATTATGTTCAATTATAAGGGAGTTTTGGAAGATACTCTATTCCCAAGTTTTATTAGATCTTGTGTGCCAGATTTGAATTTAAATGCATTGAAAGAAGATTGTTATTTAATGCAACAGAATGAACCAACGATTCAAGTATCAAATCAAGGTGGTTATCATTCTCCATCATATAAGGACAATGATCAGTGTGACAAGTATAAGAACATTGATCCTTTGATTCATATTGTTAAAGGATTTTGTCAGGATACACTTGACAGATATGACTTAGGAATTAAGTTTTCTAGTTTATACTGGTGGGTCAATATTAATAAGCAATATCAATATAATTTTATTCATACTCATTATCGGGCAGACTTAATTGGAGTATTCTATGTGGACTTTCCTGAAAATCCAGGAGATTTGATTGTTGTAAGAAAAGACGGATCAGAATATAGTAATCTCTATATGAAGAATACACAACTATTGCAACTTGAAGTAAAACCAGAAAGAGGTAGGTTTTACTTACTTCCTGGTCATTTGTGGCATTATGTTAGAAACAATTTAGGGCAGGAAGATCGGATATCAATTGTCTTTAACATATACACATCCTGATTCTGAACCATTAGAAGATTGAACATCATCATTCCAATGGCGAATTACACCAGCAACAATAAAGCAATTAGTAATTAGATAAGTGATGAATATAATAGTGCGAATGTATGCAATACGATCTGATTCTCTATCACATTTGGATGCTTTCTCACCTAATGCTTTTGCCCACCAACGCCAAAGAGTCTTATTCTTCGTATTTTGATTCTCTTGTTTTGACATAAATCAATTCTTTCCATTGATTGCGAAAACACAAGACTAACACTCGCGTTTTCTTATGTATGGGACAATGAGCTAAGTTTTCTGGATCCTTTGGTGTTGTTGAGTCCTCAATAGTAATATAATCATTACACTTAAAATATACCCAACCTTCAACACTCTTGGTCCATTTTACATAATCATTTACCTTTGGAGTATAACTCATACAAATGCAGATTGTAGTGGTGTGAGTTTGAGTAACATTGCAGAGTACGCTGTTGTATCTTCGATTCTTACCTGATCACCGACTGTCTTGGAGTTGATAGGAGCGTGGTAGCACTTGGTCTTGTGATTGTAGAATCCCCAAATGCTACGAACAGAAGCGCAACCGTTGTAAATAAATTTATAGTGATTGCGAATCCAAATAGCAGTATAGTTCTTTTTAAGTTCTTCGTACTCATAGGAATAACCACTCGGTGCAGTATGGGGAAACTCTTTCATCAGGTGGTGAATGACTCTAGAATACCAGATTCATAATCATCGACCAGAGCAAACTTCTGAGCATTGACCACTCGCTCCATAATGCGATCCACATACCGTTCATCAAACTGTTGCTCGGCAGATAGAATCTCAAATGCCTGCGCATCGGATTCGGCAATCAGATTGATTAGTCCACCATACTCGGAAGAAGGAAACGGAACCCAGTAGTCAACGATGTAAAGATACTTCATTTGTTTGTGTAAATTACTCCTTAATTGTAGTTGAATGATTGAGATTTGTCAATTGTCTTTTAAGTTCAATGTCAACAGAGGTGAGATGAGAATACATAAAAAACTCATACTCATTGCCCTTGATGAGTTTCATAATATTATCAATCTGCATTAGAGCAAGAATGATTTTTCCTTTCTGATCAATCACAGAAACTCCTGAATGTAGTAGTCTACAGTAATCTCAAGTTCTGCTGCCTTTTCTTCATAAAAAGAATTTGTATATGAACGTGCCTCCTGCCACTTGAAATAGGAATCCATTTCTTCTTCGGCGTGTTTCATAAAATCATCAAAGGCGTTGAGAAACTGTATAATGTCTTGATCGTTCATTTTCTGTGTTGGCAATCTGGATGAGGAGAAGGAAGTTCGGCACACGCTCGATCGTATGCCTTGAATAGTTCTTGATCACGTTTGATCAGGAGACTATTATACAACAGAATACCGATAAAGGCAAGAAAGATGAAAGAGGTTTTCATTCTGAATCAGAAACAACCAGTTGAACAACACGCTTTTCGCCAGGAAGATCTTTCATAAGATCATACATCCGTTGAAACTGAACTCCCATCTGCATATAGTAAACAGCAAGACCCTTGTTGTCAGCATCATACAGAGCGTCCTCTTTCTCTTCGAGCATAGAGATAATGTCCAGTAGTTGACCAGAGGTGAAGGTAATGGGTCGTTTCACAGGCGTTCCCTTGACTACCTTCTTATTATAGGTCAGAAGGAGGGCGTCAGGTCGTACCGTAGTCCAGTTGTCGAAGTGTCCATCTGCTCCCAGAGCGAATAGAGTTTGTTATAAAGTGCTGGCGCACTTCCATAGTCTCTGGCAATATAAATTTCATCAATATTTTCAAGATTCTGAAGTGCGGCAAGAAGAATACCCACCTCGTGTGCATTTAGATTTACTTGAATTTCGTCCATTTAATTAGTCCCAACTTACGTTTTGCAAAAGAACACCAGGCATCACATATGTATATGCACTACTACCATCAACTCCACCAACTTTATAGTCCCACTTATACTCAAAGTTGTTATGACTGTCCCAAGTCAAAAATTCATCCTTCTCATTAAAACGGGATTTAATCGTCAAACCCCAGCGGTTAGAATAAATGTTACGAGTCTTGAGTGCTCCACCTTTCTCACGGGTTTCCACCACAGTACATACATCTTCCTGATAAGTTTTGTCCTTAGATTCCAAATAGCAATTTGTCTGATATTTGAACGGTGGTCCCGCCAGAGCAGGCAGGGGCAGCAGCAGCATCAAGAAAATCAGTTTTTTCATCCGATTACCCTCCAACAAACAGTAGCATTACCCTTACTAGCAGATTCAATGTGCGCAAATGCAGAATATGATAGATCTAGGTCGGCATGAGAATAAGGACCACGATCATTCACTCTTACAATCACTTGCTTTCCGTTGTCTTGGTTTGTAACTCTAATCTTACTTCCCATAGGAAGGTAAGGATGAGCAGCAGTCCAACGGTAAGCATTAAATCGTTCTCCATTTGCAGTTGTTTGTCCGTGGAATCCATCACCCATACCATAAAAGGTAGCGATTCCACAAGTCAATCCAGCAATCAATCCAATCATACACCTTTCAATACAAGACGTTCAGAAATACACATAGAAAGTTCGGCAAGCACCATATCATCTACATCACCCAGTTTAGCAGTAATTGCCTCAGGAATCAACTGAACAATCAGATCAAAGAACTCGTGATGATCGGTAATATAATCGGCAACATCCTGAGAAAGTGCCTCAGAGAGTTTGATGATTGTGTCGTTGGAGAGTGCCATAATTAAGCGGGTTTTACTTCAACAGAACGGACGTTTGGAGTTTGATTAAAGATGCGATCACAGAGAACAGAAGATTTGGAGTTAGATTCCACAGTCTCTTGAAAGCATTCTCCGTTGAGAGTTTCTATCGTAACTTTATACTTCATTTGATTTGCAGTTTGTATTTGTTGATCATAAGGTCACGCACAAGTTCACGGTCAATACTATCACCACAGAACTCTTCACCTTTGAGTTTGAGAATTTTCTTAAGAGTTGCGGTTGCCTGCTTGACTTGAGTGAGGGTAGCACCCATAGGATAGATGCCATCCTTTCCGTAAAAACTCAGAACGTAGTCGTAGAACTCAGTCATCGGTGGTTCCCTTGATTACCTTCTTATTATAGGGGAAGAACCGCCTCGCTACGGGTGCGCTGTGCCAGTTTACCAGCTGGCACATCCAGTTGCTCCATTATGATTTGTTTTGGTAGAAAGTTCCAACAATAGTAACTGCTACTGAATGTGATCTTATCATTTGGTCTACCATCAGGACTATGAAACTTCATTCTCTTATCAAACATCAACAGTTGCAGATCCTTGTCCTTGAACAGTTGCTTTGGTGCAGAATCATTCAACCAAGTATTGGTCATAATCAGAGCAAATGGTTTATTGAATGATAGTGCTCGCTCAAAGAACTTACGTTTATTTGTGAATGGTGGATTGGATACAATCACGTCCCAATCAGATGGTTCATAGGTAAGAAAGTCCTGCCCATACTTGATATGAGTGAATACAACTTCATTCTGCTCTGAAATCTGCTTGACAAATTCACTATCAATAGTATCAAATGGACACCAGACAGTTGCATCTTTAGGAATGTATTTGAGAATGGGTGTAACACCATAAGCAGGAGTGTAACATTCGTCGTTGTTACCCTCAGAATACATTAATTTACCGCTGTCTAGTGTCATAGAACTAAATTCAAGAGTGCTTGCGTTATTCTAACACCCCAATTCATAAAAATAAAGAAGGATGAAACAAAAATGAATTTGTCAATTGATGTCATAATTAGCAGGCGAATGCAAGTCCTCCAAGTGATGCACCAAGTGCTGTTGCCCAACCATAATTCTTTGGATAATTCATAGCAGCAGCACGTCCAATTGCACCACCAAACACAGATCCTAGAACAGTTCTAGTTGGGTTGCAATTTGGATTAGATGGTCTACCATAATATGCCTGAGTAGAATTCCAACTACCACCAACAACTTGATTGCAGGGAACGTTATAAGATTGAGTTCTTACACCACCCTGAACATAATTACCGTAGCGATCATATCCACCAGGAACATAAACTTCCTGATATTGTGTACAAACACCGTATTGATTAACTTGTTGCGCCATTATAGGAGTAGGCGCAAAAAGTAAACTAGAAATAAGGATAAGTTTTTTCATTTTATCAGCGAGCGTAAAGATAAGAACCTGCCCAATCAGCATTCTCAAACAACCATTCACGATCTTTGATCAGTCTGAGATCATAGCGAACACCTTTGGCAGGTGCTTTGAAACTGGCAGACTTATAAACCTCACCAGTCTTCTTATCTATAAAAGCATGAACAGATCGGGAACCATTTGCACTCATAATAATCTTATGATACTTGCGTCCAGTCTCAGGATAGAACTCATAATCACAAATACCCTTACCAAGTTTCTCAATACAAGATTTGTGATAGGCAACACCAGTCTCAGTATTACCCTCCAGACGCTGCAGGGAGCGTTTATGTGAGCGGATAGAGTGATCGATGTAATTCTGGCGCAGCGCCTCACAAAGGGCATAGGTGTGCCCCAAAACGGCAGTTGCGATGTCTTTCCGTGCCTCAGCAGCGGCAGCGTAATCAGCAAAGGTCGTGGTGCTCATCGGGTTGGTTCCCTTGTGTATGAAACTATTATAGGGCACCCAGAGTGCTCTGGAATGCCCTATGTGCCAGTTATTAAAGTGTCACTTGTTCATCTGTAGAGTTGGTACAGGCATACCACCTTCGGTAGGAACATAGATCGTCACGTTACCATTCTTGCTACCATCTTCCAGACCAGTGATATACAGATACTGAAGATACTCACGGTTATCTTTCAGCGAATCACCGATGATTTGGTTTGCCTTGGCAACACCTTGAGCACGAATGATTTCAGCATCAGCAAGTTGTTGAGCACTATCTTTCTTTGCTTGTGCTTCTAGAACTGCTACCTGACGAGTGTATTCTGCTTTTTGCAGTTCTGCCTTACCAGCAAGAGATTGTTGCCACACATTATATTGTGGGCCACCGATAAAGATGAGACCACCAACTACAGCAATACCAATAGCAAACAGAGCAACACCAGGATCAATAAATCCGTTTTGTTGTTTCATAATTTACCTCAGTTATAAGTACAAAGTTGAGTAATACGACCGTATTGAATACCTTCAGACCATTTACCTCCAGCAGCAAGACACGATTGTTTGGAAGGAACAACAGAGTTGCCTGTTACAGCACCCACACCAATAGCAGTAGAAGTTTTCATAGATCAGATTGATTCAGTTACCAGTTTAGCACCTTTGAACTTGGATCGGGCACTTTTGTTCTTGGTATCCACACCAGTCACCACAGCAACCTGAGGAGTGCTGGAACCAGTGTAGAGTAGCACATCACCTTTCTTCAGAGCATCAGGAGTGCCGACGTAATGGGTCTCTTTACCACCCATAGATGCACTGAAGGTATAAGGTACAACTTCTTCTAGATCTTTCTTGTCAAAGACGTGAATCTTACCAGTACCTTTTTCTTCAATCAGATATTGGTTGCTACTGTTAGTGCCGATGTGAGTACCATAGGCAACAACACCATCAACGGTGAAAGAATAGAGAGTTTTAGTATCAGCAGTCATTTCAGTTTCCTCATCGTAAAGTTTTAGATCAGATGCGTATTCAGTAAAAGATTGTTTGGAATGAAGATACCGACAAGTCCAAGAATCTGACGTATACCAACCTTTACTGACAATTTCAGCAGGTTTTTTACCA